TTTGAAATTTTCTAATATCTTCTTCTTTTTTAAATAGATCACTTGGTTTAAATTTTCCACCTTCAAAACTTTTAGCCATGTTTATATATTGTATTCCATCTTCAGCTAAAATACTTTGATTGTATAAAGGAAACTCTGGTGCTCCTGTTAATGGATCTCTTCTTACTTCTTTTAATATCGTTTGTAATTGTTCATCTAATTGTTGATCAGTTAATCTTGCTCCATTTTGAGCTGCATAACGTCCTAATACTTGTTTTGCATCATCTAAATTAGATTGAATTGGTTTATATTTTAACCAAGGAAATATTTTAAAATTATCTTCAAATATTCTGTATTCTGAGGTCCATATATTTTGCATTCTTTCAGACATAATTTTAGAAAAATCATTAGCCGCAGCATTTATATTACCTCCTGCAAAAAATGTATTTTTATAAGTATTAAATGTATTTCTAGCTTTTGCTAATTCTGCAACCAATCTTTCTATTTGATCTGCACCTAATCCAAGTTCTGTTGATGTAAATTTTTTAAATTCAGATAATTTTTTAGGATCAAAACCTTTAAATAAAAATTCCTTACCTTTAATGATATCAGATCCAGTAACAAGTAATTCGTCCATTCTTCCTATTAATCTTTTTAATTCTGGAGTCCTTCTATTAATACCAGATTCTTTTGCAATTTTAAGAAGAGTTGCATCTATATCTTTTATTATATCTATTGAAGCAACTTGACCTGATGATATTTTATTTTTTACTCTTTGAACTTCTCCAAATAACTCTTCTGATTTTACACCTCGAGCTCTTAATGGAGATACAAAATATTTTTCAATCCATTTATCTAAGTCTTCATTACTTGAATAAACATCTTTAGATTGTTTATTTATAATTTTTCCAACTCTTCCCCCTACATATAAAAGAGGCCAAGTTATTATTCCTTGTTCTATCCCTAATTTAGCTCTGTTCCAAAGTCTTCTTGCTGCTTCATCTTGTGGATCTTGTTTTTTTTCACGATCTAATCCAAGAACACCTAATGTATTTTCAAATCTTGTTCCTTCTAATAATTCAGATAATGTTCCAAATTCTTCTGGATCAGCAACAGCAGCCATACCAATACCACCACCAATCATAAAAGATGCAAACTTTTGTTTACCACTTAATTGATTTAATCTTACAGCTTCTTTTGTAGCTCGTTCTAAACTTTTACTATTAGTTGCAACTTTACCAATTTTTGCTGCTTCAAAATATCTATTTGCAGTTTTAAATCCCCAATCAGTAAGTGCTTGAGTTGGTTTTGAAAGTGCAAAAATTTGAACAGCAGCAGAAGTTAATTTTCCTGCAGCATCACTAAATGCAATGTCTTCAGCTTCTGTTGCAATTTTTCCAAATACACTATCTTCAAAATATTTTTCTAATTTTGCAACTGTACTTTTGTCTGGGTCGATTCCTGCTCCTCTTGCAAGGTCTATTACTTCTGTTGCAATATTAAGTGGAAACGTAACTGATTTTATATTTCCATCTATTAATGCTGCGACCATTGCTTCAGTTGTTGAAAAATTATCAACTGGTTCTACTTCTTTACCAACTCCTTTTCTATATAGTCTTTCAACTACTCTTTGTGCTGGTATACCCCAGTCACCTTGTAATTCTATATCAGGACCAAATAAAATTGTTTCTAGTTTAGATTTATCTTTATATTTAGGACCTTGCGCAAGTCTTTCTTCTATTGTTAATTCTCGACGCTCGACTGTAGGTTTAGGTGCTTTATAACTTAAACCGTCTGTAACTTCTTCTGGAGTTACATATTCGCTAAAATCAGATACGTTTGGAATTGGTTTATCTACTTTAGAAAATATTTGATTATCTTCTGCGTCTTGTAGTTCCTTTAAACTATCGAAGTTCTCATCTGACATATGAACTCCTTTAATAATATTTGTCTATACCAACAAACGTTTTTTTATTACCTTCTCCTTGAACTATGTAAAATTGTTTATCAATTGGATTTACATAAACTTTACCAGTTTGATAATCTTGTGCTGCTTGTGGATTAATTTCTAATACTTTTGAGTTATCTTTTTTCGGAGTATAATCTTCTGTAATCATAATTTCACTACCTTTTGAAGGAAGATTACCTAAAATTTCTTTATCTATTTCCCCTTTTTCAAGTCTTAATCTAAATTTACCTACATTTAATCTTTGAATTGCGCTGTTTACTTTATTTTCTTTACCCCAATCTTCTCCGTATTTTCTAATTAAAGCTACATCAGAATAATCTTTTAAATCTGAAGATTCTATTTTTCTTTTTGCTACCATTGCTAAATAATCTTCTGCTGTTCCACCATATTTTTGTGCATATGCTTTAGCTATTTTCATAGCATCCGTGTCTTTTTCTTTTCCAAAAGCAGACAATAATTTTAATTCAAGAGCTGCTTCTGTATCTTGATCCGCATATAATTGTTCTGTAGGTTTTTTAGCAGCCTCTGCAGCAGTTGTTAATGCTCCAAATTTACCACCTCTTGGTCTGGCTGACATATAATTTAATCCAAAATTAATTAAAAATTTTCCAAGTGGATCCCCTCTTTGACTTAAATATCTTTGTCTTAATCTTTTTCCAAGTGGACTTAATCCTAATTCATCAGCAATATCACCTTCTATTATTTTTTCTTTAAGTTCTTTTTTATTTAAAGTTTGATTAGATTCTGTTGTGTCATTTCTTTCAGTAGATAATCCTAATCCTAATAAATCTTTATTATTCCCTGAAAAACCTCCATAATAATCACTAGATAAATTTCGTAAGCCACTTGTTTCTCTGCTATCTCCTAAAAAACCAAAGTCAAATTCTGAATCTACAGAACCAGCACGTTCATATCCTTTTCTAGGCACGGACATAATACCTTCATTACTTGTTGAGCCACCTCTGAACATTGGTCGTCTTAATATTCTAGACATGATTATTGTCGCGTTGGATTAGTTATATTAACTAAAGGAGAAGGATTAAATGTTTTATATATACCTGCTAATGTAGCAAGTGTTCCAAGTCCAGTTTGTAAAGCAGTAGGTGAAGGTGTTATTGTTGTTGCTTCTCTACCAGGATATCCTGATATTAAAGGTTGAATACCTGCTCCATATTGTTGTGCAGTTTGTAATGGTTGATATATTCTCTGAAACTCTAATTGTTTTTGTGCTTCTAATTGAGCTTGTTGTTGAGCTTGTTGTTGTTGACCTAATGCGCTAAGACCAGATATTTGTTGAGCTTGTAATCCTTGAGCTTGTCCAGCTAAACCTAATTGTTGATTATATTGTTGAGCGGCTAATTGTTGAGCTGCACCAAATCCTTGTTGTTGTAATTGCGCTTGAAGTAATGCTCTATTTAAATCCGATTGTGTTTGATATTCAGCTCTTTGTACACCTTCTCTTCCTCCACCAAATGCACCTGCTCCTATTGCTTGTGCTGCTAATCCTGGTAATCCTTTTTGTGCTTGAATATCATATTGTCTTAAAGTTGTATTAATAACATCTTGTTGATAGGGAGACATAAACTGTTGATACGCAGTAGGTCCAGTTGCAGCTTGTGCAGCTTGTAAAAAAGGTTGATATGCACCAAGTCCCCCTGCTAATTGTTGTGCTTGTTCTTGAAGCGCACTTTGTGGTGCAACAAATTGTGGTCCATAAATTCTAGATACATCTAAATCTTTTAATCCACCAATAGCTGATGTTAATTGTTCACCATAGGTTTTACCTAAAGCTTCTATATAAGGTGCGGGTAATACTCGTTGGGTTGTTTCTTCAGCCATTATGCTCTAGCTCCTTGTTCCATTTTTCTACCTTTTGATTCTAATTGTTTCATTAACTTATACATTTTAGCAGCCCCTCGTTTCGCGCTTCCACCACCTGCAGCTTTAACTGCACGTGAAGTAAACACAAATTCATCTTTTGCAAGCATTGCAGGAACATCGTCTACTCGTTCCTTTTTACCATATGGAATATATCCACCTGTTTTTCTTGCATCTAATTCTATAATACCACCTTCAATTTGTCTAGCAGGGGGAACCATTGATCCACCAGCTGCATATCCCATGATGCCTCCATTAGCCGCAAACGGATATGGAGCTCCTTCTCTAGTATAAAATTCTCTATTTGTTATTCCTAAATTTCTTCCATAATCAGTTATAAATTTATTTTTTTCAGCTTGATATTCTGCATCTGATTCACCTTCATTTTGTGGTCTAAATCCTGGAGCAGTCATGGTTCCCAATCCATATGCTGCAGCAATGGATGTTTTAGGATATTCTTGTACAAGACCTACTGCTTGATTTCCTAAATTTTGTAAAGTTTCTATTGGACTAGAAAGTGAAGTTTTTAAAGTTTGCATTATCCCTGGTTGGGCTTCTACTGTTGTAGTACCTCCCTGAACAGTTGAAGGCATATTAAAAGGAGAAGGTCCTACCGTTGTGTACCGACCAGCACCTGCTGCTGCATCAGTTCCAGGATAAGCAGTTCTAACTAATGTTGATTCAGGATTAAATGCGTAATTAGGTTGACCATTAGGTAAAGTAGGTAATGCTACTTCTCCTGATATATTTGGATTTGCTATTCCAGCATTTGTTTGTGCTTGTACTAAATTTTGTGCAGTTGTTGTTCCTGTCTTTATTGCTTGACCTGTTGTTGGATCAATTCCAACAGTTGTTGGAGATATAGCTCCACCTATTCCACCTAATGCTCCGGCTGTTAAAACTCCTCCTAAACTTACTTTTCCACCTGTGGCTATATTGGTAAGAACATTTGCTGCGGCTGCATTAATTGCTCCGGCTACAAATGGAGAAAAAGCAGCACTTACTCCCATTTGAGTAGCTAAACCAGCTCCAAGTCCAGCACCACTAAACATACCACCTGCTGGTCCTAATAACATTGTTGCACCAATTGTTAATGCAATTCTTCCAATATCTGATTTAACAATTGATTTAATTGCCTTACCTACTCCTTTAAATACTTTACCAATTGCTTTACCTATTCCACCTAAAAAATAACCTTGTCTTTGAGCATATCCGGCAATTCCACCAGAAGCCATTTCTTCCATCTGTTCTTGTTGTTCTATTTGATTTGCAAATTCTTCTACTGCAGGTTCTCCTCCAGCTGCAAATATTTGTAAAATTTGTAATGCTAATTCTCTAGCTTGTTCTGGTGTAAGACCATTTTCAATTAATATTTGAATAATTATATTTAATGCTTCTTGAGCTTGTTGTGGATCCATGCCTTGCATTTGAGACATTTCAGATCCTTGAGATGGAAGTGTTACACCACCTGATTCATATCCTAGTCGCGCGATGCCACCTCTGTTCATTGATAAAGGCGTTCCACCTGCTGTACCTAATTGTGGTTGTCCATAATTTAATAATGGATTAGATGTAATGCTTTGCGCTGAAGAAAAATTAGTAGGCATCTGTTGAGGAACTTGTAATGATTGTCCAGTATCCATAGGCATTGCTCCAACACCCATTGGGCTTCCACCCATTTGATAACCAAGTCTAGCAATACCACCTGATGCCATTTGCATCATGTTTTGTTGTGGTTGTGATTGTTGATTGTAAGCTTCCATTCCTTTGCTAACTATCATGTCAGCTTGGTCAGGGCTTAATCCTTGTTGGTTTATAAAAAAATCTCTTGCCGTAGATATAGAATCCATATTTTTAATTAATTAATTATTATAGGCAGGCACAGAGTCCTGAAAACGTATACTTTACTTGTTTTTTAGTGAATCGTCAACGGTATTAACCATTTCAAGATTATCTTTTAATCTACCATTATATTGGTATTCACCAACGTGTGTTATATATTCATCTATTAAACAATAACATTTTCCACCAATTGCAGTCCATTTTCTACAGAATCCAAAGTCTTCTCCATAGTATTTTTTAGATTCTTGATCGTGAACTGTATCAAAGAAATTATACATATATGGATTAGTTTTAGCTTCTCCATTTACTATGGTTGCTTGATCTATAAAATCATTTGGGTATGCTTTAATCATCTTATCAAATACTTGTCTTTTAATTAACATACATCCGGTAGGGGCATGAGATACTTCCATTAATCCATCTACAATACTTATTTCTTTTTTAACATTATCTACTAAACCATCCATTTTTATTGGATATATAAACCCAGCTCTCATTAATTCATCTTTATCTTTAATTTTACCAGCTTTTAATCTTTCCCATATTTGTTCCCAATGAATATGTTTCATAGGATAAGGAGTCGCCACTACTTCTTTATCAAACTTTAACATTTTTATTATTGTTTCAAATTTAAAATCAATGTCAGAATCTATGAATAACATATGTGTGTAATCACCTGGATCTCCTAAAAAATTAGCAACACATAAATTTCTACCTTGTGTAACTAAAGATGATTTAAGAAGTGAAAAAGATACCATGATATTATTCATCATACATGCTTGTTGAAATTTTAATAATGCTTGCGTGTAATGAATTGAACATTCACTATGAACAGGTGTAGCTACATATATTCTAACATCTGGTTTTCCAATTCCCATTCCAATTGAATGATTTTCTTTTTTAAACCAAATAGGTCTACTTGAGTCTTGCATTTAACACTCCTTGTAAAAATCTATTCCAAACACCTGCTCTCAGGTCCCAAGAATAATATCTGTTTGTATAATCTATTTGAAACTTTAAATGCTCCTTGACGCTCGTCTCTTGCAACTGGTCTGCAGCTGCATCAATAACTGATGCAAATGTATTAGCTAGTTTTACAAATTCTTTTTCATAAGGAACGTAAACTGCAAACTCTGCACATGTTTCAAACAAAGCACCGTAATCAGTTGTAATACAGTAAAGTCCTGCAGCCATTGCTTCAATTGCCGCAATACAAGATGTTTCTTCCCATATATTAGGATAAGCAAACATATGATAGTTTTTAAGATTATCTTTTATAAATTCATTAGATTTATAGCCAACATAACTTACATTAGGTAATGAAGATGCTTGTGCATATAAATCTCTAAATTGAGCATCATTTTTAGATTTAAAATTATCTCCATATACTTGTGTTGAAGAATATACATCTAAATGAACTGATTTGTTTTTAACAAGTTGCATTGCAGCAAGAAGTACATTTAATCCTCTCCATGGAGTTGATGTGTAAATCAATTTTATTGGATCACCTTTATTATAATCTAATTTTCTAGGTTCAATTTTATCTATAGCATTTTTAATAACCAAAGATCTATCTGTTGGTATATCAAACATCATTCTAAATTTTTCATAACACCAATGAGAGTTAAATACATACCAATCATATTTTTTATGATTATTTTTATCTTTAAACCATGGCACTAAATTACCTTGGTCATATGAATTTTGTTGCCAAAGAATATTTGGTTTAGTTGGATGTAATGGTATTTTCTCAGGTACTGATGTAGTTATTTGAACTTGATCTAGTAAGTTTTTATCTGCGTATTTCTCAAGTAATTCTACCTGTAATTCTGTTCCGCCCCTGGGGTTCATTTTTGATTCATTACTTTCTCTAATAACTCTAAACCTTTGTTTGTTACTTTAACAGTAAGATCTACTATTAAATCTTCTTCTTTATTTTCTTTTAAAAATTCTTCTTTAGATTTGTAAGTCTTTCCAGTTGTTTTACTTTTAAAACTTTCTTCTGTCTTACATTCTATTTCAACTATTTTATCCATTTTCTCCTGTTCTACTTAACAAAGCATAAGAGATTTGTCCAGAGATGACGTTTGCTGTAGCTGCTTGAAATTGTAAATAATCACCTTCTTCTAATACAAGAGCATTGTGTACAGCATTATCATGAGAATCTGCTGGAACATTTGTGTGATAAAATTTATATGAAGTTGATGTAGAAGCATCATGAAAAAAATAATCTACTTTATGAGCTGAATTATCATCATTAGTTACTGCTATTTCTTTTATAATAGCAACTGTTGAAGTGTTAATATTTAATACGGTAGTTAGATTTGATGTAGTTAAATCGTAACCTTGATTTTTATAATTAATTGCCATTTGGTCCACTAAATATAAACCAACTAAATGCTTCAAGCTCATCTTTTAGATCTTTTTGAAATCCAAAGTTTAATTGATTCTTAATTGTATTAACTGCTTCTAATATTTGTCTTTGATTATCTACACTATATTCTGCTTCTGGTTCCGGTATATATGCTGTAATTTTTGCCATTATCTTCTTCCTCCTGCTTCAATATCTAATCTTAGAGTTCCATATCTCCAAGTTTCATTTACTGCATCGTTTTCAATTTTTAAACTCACTTGTCTTCCTCTAACTCTAGTATCTACTTTATCAGTTGATGAAGTAATAGTAAAGGGTCCAGTAATTAATGGTGGTGTTGTAGAAGGAGTAGATTCATTATTTGCGGGATAATCTCTAAAAAATAAAGTTATTTTTGCATTGCCTTCTAAGCTTTTAAAGTCCGGAATAAATCTTTTAACACGCATAATTAACTGACCATCTCCACCTAAACCTTGTTCTGATATGTCATAATCTCCTGATTTAATATATGCAGCAATAGCTGTTGCATTGCCACTTGCATCTACTTCATTGACACCCGTTTCTTGTGCCCAGTATTTAGATGAACCATAAGTATTAGTTACACCATTAATAGTAGGAAACGTTGGTGTACCATTTGTGATATATTGTGTTGCGTAAGGTAAATCAAAAGTAACTGCATCATTATAAGTTGTTCTAGCTAAAGATCCAACTGACCAAGTATTTTCAACAAAGTTATAAACTACATTTCTATCTAATTGAGTTGATCCTGATTTTGCGTAATTCCAACCTACTTCATTGTATAAAGAGTTATGATAAGCATAAGTTATTTGACTTGCATCATAGTTAATTCCTAAATTATCTCCATCACTTGTAAATACAAAGTCTTCAACTAATGATGGTAATTGTTTTACCGTTCCATCAAATGCAAAGAAACCTCCTCCAAAGCCCATCCAAAATACAGCACCCTGTGCAAATACCATTGCATGTTGACCAATACATCCGCAGTTTGTACCAACTTGTCTTATTGAGAATGTAAATGGAGGGCCAACAAACTGAATTGTATATGCTGCTTGATCTGTAAGAACTAATACGTAATCTTTACCCTGTACAGCTCCGATAATCTCGTTTCCAGTATCTAATCTAAATGTACCTGCAGTGTTTGTAACTGTTGGAGCCCAAGTATTAATATCTTCTTGATTTGAAAATCTTATAAGCATTGGGTCTTGAGTAGATGAGTTTCCAATTGTAGTTTCAGTTCCAAATAAAAATAAATGTCTATCTCTATCTGATACAACAGAACAAATTGAAGTTGTTGGAGCATTAGCAACTATTGTAGCTCTTACACTTAATCTTCCTGCAGCAGATGGGTCCCAAGTATAAGTTGCTCCGTTCTTAACAGTTGCAACTAGAATCTGTCCAAAGTTATCTAGCGACCAAGAACCCGGTGCAAGTGTAACACCTGCAGTATTTGATTCTTCTCCCCAATCAACCCAGCTTGTTGCATTAGTTACTACCGCATTATCTAAATGAGATGCAGCTGTTGATCCGTTTGCACCTCTAACACAACCTGTAAAAGTAGTTGGAGTTACTCCAGTGTAAGTAATTAATTCTGAATCAATATCTATTCTTCCCGTAGCTGGAAATCCTGTTGTTGAATCAACTGTAATTGTTGTGGCTGAATTATTTAATGCTCCATTTAATAAAGTTGTAACTGAAGTTGGAATTGTTCCACCCCAATATCCTGTACCGTAACCAAATGCAGGAGTTTGAAACGTAGGCCCTATTTCAATATAAGGAGTTGTTGTTAAAGATCCACCTGCAGTAACACCAGTGCCTGTCTCGTTTGATGGCATCGTAACTGTAAAAGTTGAAGCTGTTGGAACTGTTTTAACTTCAAAAGTATTGGTTGTAAAATCTGCTGATGTATAACTTGTAGTAGGTGCTCCTGGTGTTGTGACACTTGTAAAGATAATATAATCTCCAACCTCTAATTGATGGCCTGTTTTATTAATTGTAACTGTTGCTGATCCTGTTGTTGATGTATATGTGCAAGATGTTAAAGCTGTTCCAAGCGGTGTAATATCAAAAAAATCTTGTTCGTAATAAATAGCTAATATTTTAGAAGTACCTATAGCTGCATATTTTTTACCATCTAATGCTGTCCAAGTATGCTGGTCACGCGCTGGACCTGCCAAGGTGCTAGCAACGAGTTGCTGGAATCCACCTATCTTTTGTGGTTCACCATAACGAAATCTTATATTATCACCATCAATCCATTGCCCTTCGGCTCCGGTCGCAGTTTGTTGTTTATTAAATCCTGGCTTAAATTGTATCTTCTGTAAAGGCATAAGTACCTATTATATATCATTATTTTATAATGTAACGCGATATATTACATCAAATGCTGTATTAATACCATACATGATATCCATACCCATAACGTATTAAAACCTATTAATGTAGGAAGTAATTTTTTATTAGAAGCCCATATTAATGTTAAACTTGTAAATAATGTAAAAAAATACAGCCACCATAATTGTATTTTAAATATTAATCCAGGAACAATTATTATTGCTTTTGTAAACCAACTTAAAAATTCAACTGTATTATAATCAGTCCAATATTTTTTAGTAAACCACATTCCATAACTTTTTTTAATACTTTTTAAAGAACATTTATAATAAACAATAAAAGTTAATAGTAACCATATTAATGTTGCAATTAAAATTTGATAAATAGACATTATTTCTTTGGAAGTATTATATTCCAATCTATGTTTTTAATCAATTCTTCTAAGTTTATTTCTTTTAGCCCATATGCTTTCATATATTTAATAAGTTCTTGTGTATCTACTAGTATCCAATTTTTATCATCTTCAAATAAAACTTTATTTGCCTGACTTTTTGAATTTATTAATTTACCTTTTTTATCATTAAAATCTTTTAAAAATCTTATATCAAATTTTAAGTATTCATTTGATATCCTATCTAAAATACCAGAAACCTGCCATTGATTATTTTCAATATTCCATTCAACATTTTTAAGGTATTCTTCAACAAATTTAATATTCATTTACTAGACAAAATGTAAAAAAAGAGTTATATAATATGAAGACATAGAAATACATGAACTTACAGAATTATTATTATTATTTTAAAAGTGTTATACCTATTAGACTTTGTGATGATATAATTAAACATGCAAAATTACAACAAGAACAAATTGCAATTACAGGTGGCATACTTAAAAAAGATTCAAATATAGAAAATCTTTCTAAAAAAGAAATTAAAGATTTAAAAAAAACTAGAGATTCAAATATTGTTTGGTTAAATGATAGATGGATATACAAAGAAATACAACCATATATCTCAGAAGCAAATAAACTAGCAAATTGGAATTTTGAATGGGACTGGTCTGAATCTTGCCAATTTACAAAATATAAAACTGGACAACATTATCATTGGCATACAGACTCTTGGGAAGATGCATATAATAACCCAGATGATATTAATACACATGGAAAAATAAGAAAATTATCTGTCACTTGTAGTTTATCCGATCCTTCTGAATATGAAGGTGGAGAATTAGAATTTAATTTTAATAATCCTCAATATTCAAAAATAAAAAATATAAAAAAATGTACAGAAATTTTACCTAAAGGATCTTTAATAGTTTTTCCAAGTTTTGTTTGGCATAGAGTTTGTCCAGTAAAAAGTGGAACAAGATATTCTTTAGTTGTTTGGAGCTTAGGTTACCCATTTAAATGATAAAAATATTTAATAATTTTTTAAATAAAGAAGATTTTATAAAAATAAAAGAACTTATGGTAAGTCAAAAATTTGCTTGGTATTTAAGTCCAGTTGTATATACATCAGATAAAAATTTTCAGTTTACACATGTTTTTTATACTAATGATAATGTTAACTCAAAACATTTAGAAATTTTATCTCCAATTATTAATATAATTAAACCTACTTCTATAATAAGAATAAAAGCCAATTTATTAACTAAAACTGAAAAAATAATAGAACATAAAATGCATGTAGATATTAAAAGTAATATTGATAAAAAAATAACTACTGGAATTCTTTACATAAATACAAATAATGGGTATACCAAGTTTAATAAAGGAAAAATTATTAATAGTGTTGAAAATAAATTTGTAACTTTTAATTCTAATGAATTACATACTGGCACAACGTGTACAGATGAAAATTATAGAATTGTTATAAATTTTAACTACATAGCATAAATTATGAAAAATAAATTTCAAAAAAATAAATATATAGTTGTAAAAAATGCAATATCAGAGGAATTATCAGATTTTGCTTATAAATATTTTTTATTAAAAAGACAAGTTGCTGAAACACTTTTTAACACAAAATATATTTCGCCATTTGAAGAAATGTACGGTGTTTGGAATGATTCACAGGTTCCAAATACATATTCAAATTACGCAGATATGGTGATGGAAGTTTTATTAGTAAAATTACTTCCTTTAATGGAAAAAGTAACTAAATTAAAATTAAATCCAAATTATTCTTATGCCCGTATTTACAAAGAAGGAGATATTTTAAAAAGACACAAAGATAGATTTAGTTGTGAGATATCTACTACTTTAAATTTAGGTGGAGATGTTTGGCCTATTTATTTAGATCCAACAGGTAAAGAAAATAATAAAGGGATTAAAGTAATATTAAATCCTGGTGACATGCTTGTTTATAAAGGAAATGAATTAGAACATTGGAGAGAACCTTTTACCGGAGAAAAATGCGCACAGGTATTTTTACATTATAATAATATAGCAACAGAAAATGCTAAAGATAATATTTTTGATAGAAGACTTCATTTAGGATTACCTGCATATTTTAAAAAATGAAAATAGCTGTAATTGGTTCTGGAACTGTTGGAGTAATGTCAACATGTCATTTTTTATATTATTTACCAGAATGTTCTGTTGATTGTATTTATGATCCTAATAAAAAAATATTAGGAATTGGTGAAAGTACAAATATTCAATTTCCAGATTTATTATATAAAGCTGCCAATTATAATTGTTTTCTTGATAATAAAGAATTAGACCTTACTTTTAAATATGGTGTTCTATACAAAAATTGGAGGAAAGAAGATTTTTTAAGTCCAATTATTCCCCCTAATTATGCTTTTCATTTTAATAATTTTAAACTTAAAGAAGTTATTTTTAATAAACTTAAAAATATTTATAAAAAAAGATTTAAAGAAATTTTTGGAGAAGTAAAAATTTTATCTAATACTTTAACAAATGTAGAATTATCAATTAATAATAAAACAAAAACTTATGATTATGTAATTGATTGTAGAGGATACCCAGAAGATTACTCCGATTATGTGCAATCGGATTTTTTACCTTTAAATCATGCTCTGGTTTATATGATAAAGGAACCAGGAGAATGGAAATTTACTTATCATCAAGCAACTAAAAATGGTTGGATGTTTGGTATTCCTTTACAAACTAGGCAAGGTTGGGGTTATTTATTTAATGATAGAATTACTTCAGTAGAAGAGGCAAAAAAAGATATTGCTGATATTTTTAAAATAAAAAATTTGAATGAAGTTAATTTTAATGAATTTAAATTTAAACCTTATCATGCTAAAAAATTTTTAGATAACAGAATATTAAAAAATGGCAATCAAGCCATATTTTATGAACCTATAGAAGCATTATCAGGGGTTTTTTATGATAATATTAATAGAGCATTAATTGATTTCATTTTAAAAAGAAAAACAGAAAATGATGTAAATTTATATTTATTTGATATGGCAAAAAGATATGAAAATTTTATTTGTTTTGTATATCAAGGTGGCTCTACTTTTAACTCTAATTTTTGGAAAGACACTATTGTAAAAACTAAAAACCATTTAAAAAATAATAAAGAATGGGAACAAACCATTCAATTTATTAATAACAAAAAAAATCACGAGTTTTCTTTAGGTAATTCTCTTGAAAGTTTTCCTTTTTGTATAAAATTGTATAAACAATTATCTAATAACTTTAACTACAAATTTTTTAAATAACAAATTTAACTTTTAGCTACCCAAGTATTTTGTTCTGCTGACCATTCATAACCATCAGCATTAATACATACCCAACCAGAACCTTCAACCCAGTCATATGCTCTTACTATATCAGTAGGATATGGAATAGGAGGATCCCATCTTCCAGTATTTTCGTTTAAAGTCCAACTAGGATATTTACTTGGATTAATAAAAATATTTTTATTTTCATCATAAGTATCATTAACGGCTGCGTAATGACCTCTAAAATTATCATTAAAAGAAGTTTGCACCCATTTTACTCCCTCTTCTGAAAAAGGAGTTACTGTTTCAAAATGTTTTGCAGCTTGTTCAGATTGGTCTCCTCCATTATTTGCAATGTCTTGATTACACGCTGAGAGAACTCTTATAACAATATTACTTAAATTTAATTCTGCAAAATATCCCATTTTTATAAACCGTGTTTAATAGTTCCACTTACTGTAAAAGTTGCAACTTTATCTCCATTAGGAGCTGTAGAAACAGTGTTAGTTCCTGGAGTAACTGTAAATATAGAATTAGCAGGTCCTCTTATAACTACAATACCACTTCCACCTGGTGCACCCGCGTCTGCAATATTATAACCACCACCTCCGCCACCACCTGTATTTACTGTACCCGCTACAGCAACAGTATTTGTAGGATTATTACCACCAGCACCACCGCCACCAGCTCCACCAGCACTAACGGCATAGGGTCCGTGTGCTCCACCACCACCTCCACCAGCGTAAGTTACTGATGATCCTGTTATTGAATTTGCTGAACCATCTCCACCATCACCATTTTTAACTGTAGGTTGACCTGCTTGACCTACGGCGCTTGCTCCACCTCCACCTCCTGTAACTATGTTACAAGCATTTTGTCCAACTGAAGCACCACCATCATTTCCTTCACCAGGAGTACTTGATCCACCTGTTCCTGATGCGTTACTTCCAACACCAGCTCCACCTCCTGACCCACCTGGGTTTCCAGGTCTATCTGGAGCATATCCACTACCTCCTCCACCAGTTGATGAGACTGTAGGTGATGCACTTACAAAAGAACTAGCTGTTCCATTAGATCCTTTTGCGGAAACTCCTTTTGCTCCACCTCCTCCAACTGTAATTGGATAAGGAGTTCCTTTTAATAATTCTTTTTTAGATCCACCAGGAAAAGAAGTAAGTAACCCACCCGCTCCTCCACCTCCTCCAAGATTAGATCCGCCGCCTCCTCCACCGGCGACAACTAAATAGTCAACATTTATAGGAGTAACTCCTCCCGATGTTAAACCAAATCCTTTTGCTGAACCTGCACCTCGTGTAGATAATAAAGGCATTCTTTCTCCTCCTTAAGCTTTAAATTGCGTTTGTGCTGCTAATACTACGTAGGTTGATGCTGCTGTTTTTAATGCTGTGTAAGTGTACACATCTGTAGATGAAGCATTTCCAGTTGTTGGAGCAGTCCCACCTTGCCAAATTGCTGTAACAGTAGTTCCATCAACTTGAATAACGTTATTATAAAAAGTTGTATTGTTTTGTCTCGTGATTAATGCAACTGTTGCAGATTCACCGGTATTTAAAGCCGCGTTTAATGCAGTTGAAGCATTTCCTCTTAAATTAACTGTAAAATTAGAACCTAAAGCAACGTTTTGATAATAAACAGCTTG